CACCACACATAACGTCAGTTGATATTGACGAACAAGTGTATAGATCAGATCCAGCTATTGCAGCGTCTGACTTGAAATATGCCATAGATCATGGCCTTGAGGCTTTCAACATCTATAAGTATGGCAAAAACAATCCTCCTAGAGTTGCAACCCCAGCAATGAAGTTTGGATCAATGTGTCATAAGTTTGTACTTGAGCCTAAACTTTTTCCAGCTTCATATCAGTTATTAGATGATAAAAGAACAAAAGCTGGGAAAGCACAAGCACTTGCTTTGCAAGAAAAAGGTATTGAAACTTTTACTACATCAGACATGGAGACTATGAAGGGTATGTATAAGTCTCTTTGTCTCAATGAATTTACCAACAAAACTATTATTTGGGACACATTAAAAGATACCAGAGGATTAGCAGAACAATCTTATTGGTGGAAGCATAGGGAAACAGGCTTGCAATGCAAATGCCGTTGTGACTATGTGATTGATGATATGGTTATTGATCTCAAAACCACAGGTGAAGCTGGTGCATCACAAGAGGTATTTACTAAAACTATTGTTAATTTTAAGTATCATCTTCAAGCAGCCCACTACCTTCAAGGTACTGGAGCAAAGCGTTTCATATTTGTGGCTGTTGAAAAGGTATTCCCATATAGCGTGGGAATCTATGAACTGTCACCCCACTTCATTGAACGTGGGTATGAATTACAAGAACAAACATTGTCTGACATCAAACAAGCCCAAGAGTCAGGCATCTGGAAAGGTTACACCAACTATGAACCAGAGGGCATCAAAACACTTACACCCCCTAAATGGTTATGAAATTTACACAAGAACAGGTTGAAGAACTTAAACAACCTATTGATCTAAAAAACGTAGCAGAAAGAAAAACTGGCTGGGATCAAAAAGTTCCCTTTGTTGAAAGTTGGAAAGCTATTGATGAAGCTAATCGCATTTTTGGATTTGATGGCTGGTCATCTGAAACAATACAGCTTGATTGTGTGCAGAGTGATGATTTCTGTGTAACTTACATTGCAAAAGTCAGAGTGACAGTTGGTGATGTTATCAGAGAGGGAGTTGGTGCTGGACATGGCAAAGGTGAAAAAGTTAATTTAGGTGACAAACATGAATCAGCAGTAAAAGAAGCTGAATCTGACGCTAGAAAAAGAGCCTTTATGCAATTTGGTAATCAGTTTGGATTATCACTTTATGACTCAAAAAAAGCTTGGAAAAATCCCAAAAAAGACAGAACTCCAGTTTCTACACAAAACCTTACAGTTGTTGCCAAAGATGCAATCTTAAAAGCTGACACCAAAGAAAGATTAGATAAATGTGCTGAGTCTTTAGAGGTGCGTTATGCTAACAGACAAATACCGCAAGATGATTACAACGATCTTTGCGACCTAATCAAAACTAGAAAAGAGGTGATTACAACATGACAGTAGCTGAAACGCAGTATTTCACTACAGAACAACTTGCTAGAAGATATGGCAAGTCCCCTGAGACAATCAGGAAGTGGCGGTATAAAGGCTCAAGCCCTGAGTTTTATACCTTACCAATATTTGCTGTTCCTTATGGGCAACCAAGAGTACGTTATGAACTACATAAAGTGCTTGCTTGGGAAGAAGCAAACGGCATTACACCCATTGAACCCTTTTAATTACTATGGCAAACACCGCATTTAACGCAAAATTCAGAATCGTTGACAACAACAGCAATAGAGACAATGCACCAGAAAGAAACTTAATTATTGATTTTTCTTGTGATGAAGCTGAAAAAGCTGCAAACTGGTTAGCTCAAGCTGCCTCAAACGCTAGATTGGAAGGCACGACAATTCGTGTCTATAGAAGCAAGTCAGATTATGATGAGGTTAGTGGATTTTCGCTTTGGGGCGGCCTCTGGGGCAACTCAGGCAAGATTGCACCCATGAATCCTAAACCAGCCTCTGAGAGGACTGTAAACGTCAAAGCAAACCAGCGTGAACTTCCAGAGGATTTACCTTTTTGATTATGTATTTAGTAACTTTTCCAAATAATCCTTATGTAGGTCAGATTTTTTATCACCTAGAATCTCAAAGAACTTATGAGTTTTGTGAAACAACAAGAACAGATCTTGAAACAGGTATGGTTACAGAATCAGCAATGTGGTTTGATATTACAGAAAAAGATTTAGTTCCCTAAATAGAGGCATGATCCGCTAAACCTCCGTTAGTTAAGTATTCTGCTCTTTTGCAATCTTGGAAAACAATGACTCTAAGTTTTCGCTGAACATTTTTGCAGAAAGTTATGAGTTCTCATTGAAGAGTGAATAGTGAGTTAAAAGACTGTTAAGTCATGTAAGCTATTCATTAAGATTATAGGGTCAGTAAGTCCTCTACTTCTTTCCAAATATAACAAACTTAATGCGATCCCAAAGGGTCGCTTTTTTCTTTTTAAGTTGTTTTTCTAGCTTAAATATATAAGAGGCTTGCTGAGATATAACTTCAAGAGAAGTGCTTACAAAATGAGCTTGCTTTGCATTTGTTTGTAATAGCTTGATTGCATAAGGTTTAAGCAACTCAATATCCTCTAACTTTTCAATAAATTTTATAGACTTTTGCACCTCAAACTCACCCTCAAGGCTGTAAGTAGATGTAAGAGCCTTGATAATATCCATTATTTGACTGGAAAGAGTTTTTCCTCAATCATCTTAACTATGGCATCATCAACGTCATTATCTGATTTCTCGGCTGCCGATTTAAGCATAAGCAAAAGCCCTTTTCTCACAGATTCCGATTTTCCGAACCTAATAAATAGATTGATTAGAAATTTAGACATGATTTGTTCGTTTTTCTTAATTTAGCTAAATTGCTAATATTAGACAAGAAACCTTAATCTTATGGAAGAGGAAGAAAAGGAAAGTCGGGATTTTTTTGGTCATGGAATCAGACTTTTAATTTTGGTTTGGGCTTTATCCGTTATGACTTTGGGATACATGGAAAAGATAAGGCTAGACACTTTTGCTGCTGGCCTTGTGGGAAATATTGCTTCGGCTTATGGTATTTCTATAAAGGGTAAAAATGGCAACGGCAAGAAACCAGTTATAGTGGATAATAAGAACAATAAAGTAGGAATCAAATGAAAAAGCTAATTCCATTTATCATCTTTCTTTCTCCGTCTAGTGCCTTTGCTGACATTACAGCCAAGTATGTAACTGCCGCATCATTTTCTATTGACTCTCCTTATGTCATTACAAATGCCGCACCTAGTACATATTCTATAAGTGGAAATAATATTACTACCTCTACAGGAACAGGGGACAGTGTGGTGACAAATGGGATAGGTGGCTTAAATCTTGGTTCATTAAGTTCGGGAGTACCAGCTTTAGTAAACACAAATAAATCTGTTACCACTGCTGGCTCTGCCTTCTCTCTCAGCGAAAGTTATCAGGCTGGTGATTCTCAGCAATCAGCAATCACTCCTAGTTCTGGAATAGCGACCTTACCAGTATTAGGTGGACAAACCACAGTAATTTCTGGGGGTACTCTCGGTTCTGGAAGCGTCAGCAGTTTGTCTAGCGGAATCCACTCATGTAGTGGTGCTTTTGGTTCTGGTACTAGCTGCACTGCATCAACTACTGTCCAGATTGAAATTGACTAGATTTTGGCTATTATTAATATTACTACTACCTCTGAGAACCCTTGCTACACCTATTGTCCCTCAGTTTAGATCGGGGTCGAGTACGCAGAGTTCAACTTCGCAATCAGTAATTAATGAGACAATCACTTCGCACCAATACAATTCTGGCTTTTCCTACTCAGCATCAGGTCATAATATTGAATCAGCAGACCTTAATGGATATATCAACCCTTCTACAGTTGCTGGAACAACTCAGACTCTTAGTGGTGTTCAGTTTAGTTGGACAAGTCCAGAGCTTGAGGCTGTGCCAAGATGGAAAATAGTAAACGCTGGACAAAGCTTTTCACTGGTCGAATCTTTACAAGGTGCTGGCCTTTCCAACGTAACCACAATAAATCGGACTATAACAACCACTACTACAACGGAAACTCAAAGTATTTTTGGTCAGTAATTCTTGTAATCCTTTGTCCTGCAAGGGTTTTGGCTAATACAACTGTTGCCTCGCCCAGCAGCAATGCTCAAGGGGTAGTCAATAACAACGCAACAATGATAACTCCCTCCAGCTTGCCCCAGAATCGCTACAGTCAAGGGATTGTTTGCACCTCGCCCAG